CCACATCTCATCCGCCAACCGACTCGATCCGTTGACCGCCTCCCCGATCTTCTCGGTGATCGCCTGAATCCCGATGGTCGCGATACCGAAGGCGGCGCCAAACTCCAGGAGACTATGGCCAGTCTCGGTCAGCTTTGAGTCGAGTTTGGAAACCTCCTCGGTGGTGCCCTTGACTTCTTGTTTGGCCGTTACAAATCCTTTGGCCATATCTGTCAATCCGGCGAGGTCCGCCTGAATTTTCAGCAGGATAGAGGTGGATGTATCGGGCATAACGCACCGCACGGAATCCCAGCGAGCCCGTCAAATTTTACCTCCTAAAAATATACTTTCGAAAGCCGTCTGCGCGCTTTGCGACTTGTCCGCGTAGGTTTAACCGGCTACCAGCGGAAATGACTCGCCACATTTTCGTATCAGTTTTGGCACTCGCATCGCTGTTTTTGGCGGGCTGCAAGCAGAGCGACAAATTCAAGACCCATGCAGAGACATGGCTGATCCACTCCGAAGGAGCACCCAACAGCCTGAATCTGCGGCTGCTGCAGGCAGCACAATTCATCAAGCCCGATGAACTGTTGAGCAAGGACGAGATCGCACGGATATGGGCCGTGATCGATGAATCGACCGGAAACCAATGGCTGGCGACCTCAGCCACCCAGATCCGAGCTTCTTTCAATCAGATTGGTCAGCCGCCATCGGAGTTTCGTGATACCTACGCTGACATGCAGCAGTTCACGCGGCTAATCGAAGAGGCCGTAGTTTACGAAATGAACCACAGGGACGATCCGCGGGAAGTCTATGCGACCGTCAAGCCGATGACAGACCGAGCAGAACAGTTACTTGCCGTGATCCGTCTCCGGCTTGGGAAGTGACGGCGGCACCGCCGGGCGCGGGGTTTCCGCTACGAGCGCGAGCAGCTTCGAGAACAGGCTGTTCTTTTTCTTCTCGGCCGGGGTCAGCGGACGAATGATCGCTTTCAGCGCGGAGGCGCAACGGTCAAACGCACTTCCACCTTTCTCGCCGACAAGCAGCGGAGCAACCGCAGCGTGAACCGTGTCGAGATTCTGCAACGCGAGCGCAGCGTCCCGGCGATCACAGCCGGCCAACGCCACGCGGATTTGGGGCACGGACATTTCTCGCACCTCGAACCAAGTACCTACGCCCCTAGCTACGGCGTCGCCAAGGAATTCGTCAAGGCGGACACTTCTTGCGAGCTGATCGCCATCGGCTTCACGCCCTGTAGTGTCTTCTTTTGGCGGGCAAGAAGACGGGCAAAGCGAGGGTCATTTTGGGCTTTCCCCAATTCGTCGATCGCGTAGAGCGAATCGTCGTCGAGGGTTTCCGCCCAGCCCTTCGGCATGTCGGTCACGAATTCAACGAACGCGTGAATGTCGCCGATTGTGTCGAAATACTGCGCCACTTTCGTGAGTGGGACCAAACGCACGTTTACGACTTCCGTCGCTCCGTGCATGTAGGTGATCGGCTGGTCTTGCCCCCTGCCGTCGTGGTGCACAACCGTTGCCGGCTGTGCACCGTTGATGATTGTCTGTGCCGCTATCGGGTTCGGTTCGCTCATTTCAGTTCGGGATCAGTTCGTTTCAGGTTCTAAAAAAATCAGGATCAGGCGAGCAACGCGTTAGGCGTGAGCACGACCTTCTCCAGCGCGTCGATCTTGATCGTCGCCTTGGTGACCTCGCCGGCGGTCAGCTTGAAACCGCCGTCGAGCTGCCAGCTCGCTTTGAAAATGTTCGAGTGCAGGGCAATCGCGGTCACGGCATCATCGGGATCGACGATGAAGACTTCGGCGGTGCCGGTGGAGAAACCGCCTTCGATTCCAGTGGAACCAGCGAACGCGCCCGCGAGCGTCTTCACGTCTTCAACCTCGAACTTGAACCCCTGCGTACGTTTCTTCGGCACGGTGCGATCGGGGCGGAGGAAACCGTCAGCGTCCGGAACCTCGCGCTGCGTGGTCTCGATCGTTTGCTCGTAATCACAAAGCTTCCCAATAATTGAAACCGGTGTTTGCGGAACGCCGGCTACCGACGGGGTAAGCGTGACGTACGTTTTACGAGGAATTATGGTCTTCGTCGGGTCGAAGGTAACGGTTGGGATCACGATAGGCATGGTAGGAGTCGGTTCAGGTTCAATTCAGGTTCAGGTTCTTTGCTCCTCTGTCGTCGGAGTCCGCGCACCCTCCGTCAAATTTTACCTGTTTAATTCTCAGCGCATCGCCAACCGCCGCCGTCTCGCCCGATAATCAGCGGTCAGCTTGCGCTCGATCCCGCCCTTTGGAGGCGTCTTTTTTCGCTGGATACCCGCAAGGCAGGTGACGAGGCGATCGCTTACCGCATCGTAAACCACGGTCATCGCCTTTCCGTACATCCGCACCTTCCAGATCGTTCGCGCTTTTGATGTTCCTGCGCCGACGAACCGTACGCACTCGCGACCTTCGCGCACCGCGGTTAGAATCACATCGTAGCTTGAAGGGTAGAGCTTGAGCCCAAGGCGCTCGTTCGCGCGCCGGATGAAGTGCCTCTCCTGCGCAAGCTGCGTGACCGCGAGATCGTTCATGGTGAGACCGCCCGATTACGACGCCGGCATTTCGGTAACACGTTTGAGGTCGGATCCGGCCGCGGAACACGCGGGTAACACGGACGCGCAAACTGGCGCGTCTGCACCGCAAGCCAGAGGATAACCGCCGCGGTCATAGAGCATACATGTCCGCGGTGATCGGGGACAGCCGGCGGTTCGCGCGGCGTCCAGTCGGAACGACGAACGAGAGATCCAACTGCCAGAGAAACGACTGCTCGCTGATCTCCGACATGCGTCCGTCCCAAGTGAACGCCTCCGTGAGCAGCGCGACTGACGGCTCATTCTTACCGGCAACGACCGTCCCGTCGGCATTGTGCACCTTGAGGAGCAGTTCCGGCTTGAGATCCGACGGCGCCGTCTCGATCGCGTCCATCAAACTCTCGGCCCAATCGAGCAGACCTGGCTCAGCGCGCGGATCGAGCTTCACGAAGTCCTGCTTCTTCTTCGTGCGAAGGAACAGTGAGACCTTGCCAGTGGCTTTGCCGCCGACGCTCTCTGTCATCGTGAGGTCAACCATCGTCACGAGCGGCAGATCCTTCTCACCGGTGATCGTAAACTCGTTGCCCTTTTTCACGGCAAGGCCAGCCAGCAGACCGTAAGTCTGCGAGTGAAAAACGAGGCGCGTCCAGATTTCGCGAGCGATGGCGGAGTAGATCATTTGAGAGTGATGTTTTTACTGTCTGACCAAAGCAGCTCCCAATGGTCGCCACAGTCGGCGACGTTGTGCTTTGTGCACTCGGTTTCGGTACGAACAAAAGCCAGCACGAATTCAGTGGGACGGATGCGGACACGAACACGCCCAACAGGCGTCGGAACGATCGGCTTCACAGGATCGGCCTCGGGGCCGTACAGGATTTGCTCCGCGTCGATTTCGGTCCCGCAGACCGTGATGATTTTACTCATGGGGTAGCTCATTTGATTACTTTCTGCAGGAAGGATTTCATTTCCGCTTGGAGTAGCGCACGCGCCTTGGGCCGCATGTTCTCGACGATTCGCATCGCCTTGATTCCGCGCACGCGCTTCGCCAAAACGTAGTCGGTCCCGAACTTCATCCCGGGCGTCCAGCCGCCAACTGCTGCGGTCGAGGTGAGGGGAATAAATAGCAGCCGCGCAGTCTTCGGATAGATGTAGCCGCCATTGCTCGTCGGCGTGCCGGCGTTGCCGGTTCCCTTCTCCAGCCAAAGCATGATCTTGTTCGGGTTGGCCGGATTCCCGTCGGTCGAATTGAAGATCAGCCGCTCGCTATCGTTTGTCTTCAGGATCGTCCAATTCCGACGCGTGTTGCCGGTCCAGCCCTTCGGCGTGGCGGCGATCAAAGCCGTCCTCGTTCTCCACGCGGCGATCTCAACTGGCTTGTCAAACGACTTGTCGGTCAGCGCCAGCTTTATCCGAGCGATCATGCGATCACCGGCGTCGGTGTTGGCGGTCGCGCGAATCATACGAGCCCGATTCGGTAGCGATCCAAAATATCCGTGACCTCAGCGGGGATCTTGCGAAGCGTGACCGTTTGCCGGTCGCCATTCACGCCGACGTACTCGCGCGTCGAACGGCCTGAACTGACCGCGGCAAAGATCGTGCACGCGCGGGTGATGTTGGCTGGGATGCCTGTTGGCGGGACCGTCAACGGGTTCGTTGCATCGAGCGCATAGCCAAATTTACCCTGTAGCGTGATCTGCTTCAGCAGCGGAAACGTGCGACCTCCGTTGAGCACGTCCATTCGAAATGTGTCCGGGCGAAGCCAGCGACCGACGCGGACAATCTTAGCATCCTTCGAGAATGGCGCCGTCTCCAGTCGGTATTGATCGGCCGGCAAAACCTCGCCGTCCACTTGGATCTCCGTGAGCTCGATGCACGGGAACGGCAGCCAAATCCTATTCAGAGCGATCCAGTATGACGGCACTACGAGCACCGAGGATGAGTGGTCGTGGAACAGGAAGTCGCGATGACAGTAATCGTCGATCGCTCGCGACGCCGCGTTGATGCAGTCCGTGAACAGGTCTATTTCGGTATCGTCGGTGTTGCGCGTTTCAGCCTGAACGTTCGCGACGGTACAATACGGATAAAGGAGCGTGCTCATATTGTGCAGAGCGTAACCATTTTCTTGTCACGCGGAGAGGGAGACTGACCGTGCCAGTAGCGGCGGTGACTCTGGAGTACCTTCGTCCGGCACTTCTCCACCTCGATCTGGTAGTCCCGCACAACCGCGGCGACTCCATCGTGGGATGCGATCTTCAGCCGGCGGAGCAAGAGATCCTGCTCGGCGAGAGCGATCACCGATTCCCTGATCGTCTGAGCGAGTTTGTCGCGGTCCATAAGCTGAGCGGTTTAGCCCGCAGCTGCCGCGGGCAGGTGAAAGAAAAAGAGCGGCGCAACGGCCGCTCTCGTTTACTCAGCGGACGGCTTCGCTACTTGGCCGGTCTTTGCGGGAACAGGAACCTCGGGAACGAGCTTGAACTGTTCTGGCGCGTGCTTCTCAAGGCCAGCGGCCTGTTCGGCCGTGACTGTGATGATGCAGCCTTCGGTGACTAGACCGACGCCAGCAAGATTCTGTTTCACTTTACCAATGTATTTATAGCGCGGCATAAAATTCGTTTCGGGTTCAATTCAGTTCGGGTACAAACACCGTGCGAAATCGAGTCGCGGCCATGCAAGCAATATCGCTGAAAATCAATCAGCAGCCGTTGTCCCTTCAACGCACAGCGCGAATCTCATCGGACTCGATACAGAACGGCGGCAGAAAAAAGAGCCCCGTTAAATCGAAAAGAAAAGGCCGGCTCCACCCGATGGAACCGGCCTCCCGATTAACAAGAGCAAGGAACAAGCTCGCTCTACCCATCAGCATCAGCGGGCGCGGACGCGTATCCGTCAAACAATTCCGAAAATAAAAAGCCCGCCCCAGTTAAGGAGCGGGCTTGAAGGTATCAGACAGGCTCGCTTAGGCCGTCCAATTGAAACCGATCGCAGCCGCTTTCGTGTTTGCGAGTGATTCCATCGGCGCGAAGGCGCGACGGAACGAGGCAACCACGCAGTTGACCTGCTTCTGCACGTCACGGAACGTTTCGAGCATGAAGCCACGACGCACGCCAGCGATCCAGGCCGGCTTGTAAACGATCAGGATCGAACCCTTGGTCGTGGTGATGCCATCGTACACGCCGGTAGCGTTCAAGTCCTCGCGGACCGCAGCCGACGGAACGATGTCGATGCCGAAGACGCTCGGCGCCACACCGGTGAAGATGCGAGCGTTCTGAGTACCGCCGGCCTTTTCCGCCGTGAGGGTTTCAGGGAGCAGGATCAGATCGTTGTAGGCCAGAGGGCCGGCAATGATCAGGAGTTGCTTCGGGTCCATGCCCCACTTTCCAAGCAGCTTGCGGAGAGCACCGATGTTGGCCGCGGAGACGCCGCCCGTCGCGAGCGACAACTGGAGCGAAGCCTGCGCGAGCGCGAGCTTGCGGATGCCGTTGAACGCGCGGGCAACATGCGTTGCACCGAGAGCGAGGATGTCGGAATCCTGAGCGCCGGTCGTGTCACCACTGACCATCGCGAACTCCAGCGCGGCAGCCGCGGCTTCACCGAGCTGCGACGTGATGAGCGGGAGAACCGCGATCAACGAGTCCTCATCGGCCTCGTAATCGTAGTTCGTCTGGCCCATGATCTTCGCAGCCGTCAGCGTCAGCTTGTCAGTGCCAGGGCTCGATTCCGTGGCCGCGGTCGAGGAGGTGCCCAATTGGAACACCGGTCGAGTCGTGGACAGCGGGAACGGGAACGGATTGGTCGGCATGTTGACCTCGGTGCCAGCCAGCGCGACCGCCAGCTTGCTTTCGAGGTACAAGCGTTGGAGCAGCGTGCTCGACAGCGTGACGTTCATCAATTCCAAGCCGCTGCCAGCGGCACCGGAGGTGATCGCTTTGGTTTGGATGCTGGACATCAGGCGCTTTTCAGAGCGCACGCCGCGGTCGGTCGCGTCTTTCAACACGGACTCCGGAATGCCGTCGTTGATGACTTCGTCCGGGATCGCGCCTTGGCCGAGGAAGCGGCCACCCTTGGTCAGCACGTTGAGGAGCTGCTTCTGGGAGACCGACAAATTGCCGGCGCGGTGAGCGATGGGGAACTCGATACCGGATTCCTCCGGAAATTCCATTTTAGAAGGAGCGCGGACGCCCTTGACGGCTTGATCGACGATCGCCTTGACGGCTTCGGCTGTGAGACCGGCGGTGGCCGATTTCTTGACGGCCTCGGCGACGGCGCTCGCGAGAGCGACGGGATCGAGGTTTTCGATCTTGATCGCCTTAACGGCGGTCGAGACGATTTCCGTGACCTTGGCTTCGGTGACGTTGCCAGCGGTCGCGTCCTTGACGGCTTTCGTCACGGTCGCAGTCAGGTCAGCCTCGGTCATCGAGCTTTCGTCGGTGGAAGCAGCGGCCTTCGCTTGAAGGTCGGCGAGTTCGATTTTTTCCTCTGCCGTATGACTGGCAGCGGATTTGGCAATCAGCTCTAGGAGCCGTTTGAGTTGTGCAGCGGTGAGTTTCATTGTCGTTCTTTCGTTTCTGTCGTTTCGAGTCGTTTCGTTTCAGGTTCAGGTTTTCCGAAGGCTACTCCCGCTGAGGGTTTGGCCGTGATCGCCTAAAAAATTTGGGGCGCGCTTTCATTCCGTGCGGAGGGATTTCTTGCTGCGCCAAAACTTGGAGAATGCTTTCTGGCAGTCGGCGGCGCCGAGGCTGCGTGTGCGCACGAGCGCGTCCGGGTTCATCGGGACCGCCACGAGGCTGATCTCGTACAAATCCGCCGTGTGGATACCGCGACCATCGTCCTCGTAGTACCAGATGCCGCCGATCGACACGCCTTTCAGGTGGCCTTCGACGAGCTTGTACCGGACATCGCACATCCCGGGCGCGTTGCTGATCCGTCCGCGAACCGCGAGACCTTGCGCGGTGACGCCAACTTTCTCCCAGCTTCCGGCGATGGCATCGACCTCGTTCTCGTGATCGGTCAGAATCACGGGGTTGGTCATGAACTCCGGGATCGTCGCATCGAATGCGCCCGGGAGAATATAGTCGCCACCGCGGTCCTTCGGCGTCGTTGAGACGAAGGTGGAGGCGAAGCCTTCGATCACCACGTCCTGATAATCACAGATCGGGCAGTCGGCATCGTCCGCAGCACCGGCGTCAACCATGCTGGTGCCGTCGGCTGCCGTCTTCGGCGCCATTGGGCGCGGCATGCGAATCGGTTTAGCTTTGCAGTCAGCCGGGAGCGTGAGTGCCGCCGAGGCTTCAAAAATCTTGATTTGCTGGCCGGAGATCAGCGCCTTGCCGAGTTCGAGATCCGTCTGCTTAACCGCGGTCGTCGCTTCGGTCAGATAGAGCCGACCGTCGCGGCCCGGGATCGCCATCTGTGCGATGACGTTCGCGCCCTCGATGCGTAGTGCCTTGCCGGCTACGCGCGCACCCTCGTAGGCAAAGAACACCGGTTTGCCCAACAACTCTGCCATCGCCTTCTCGTGCGCGTTCGGCGCGAGCAGATTCCCTACGACGTGACGTCCGGTTTCGGACGCGAGCCACGCCTTCATCTCCGTTTGGTTGGAGTGATTACGCACGAGCAAAATCTTTTGCGCGGGCTTTTTGAGTTGGAGAATCTTGCTCACGTATTTGGGTTTCACGACGCACCGCAGGTCGGTCAAATTTAACGTGAATAAAAAGAGCCGCCCATTTCGGAGCGGCTCTGTAATGCCTCACGCGGTGTTAGCTACCGGGTGAGGCGAGTGGCCTAAGAGCCAAGTGGTCCAATAAAGCCGAGCCCTTCAAAAAAACTTAGACGGACCGCGATCCCAAGAAGCCTCGGACCGTGATGGTGCCGGACGCCCACGCAGAGATCGTCGCGCGAATCGCCTGCCCGAAAAGATTCGGCAGCTGGATCGCCGTCTGTGCACCGACGGTCGTGAATGCGGCCTGCGCCACACGGTGCCAGTTCGTGCCATCGGGGTTCAAAACCTCGATGGTCAGCGTCATTCCAGCGGTGGCGCCGGCCGTGACCGGGAGAATCACAATCGTATCCTGCCCCTTCTTGGTCTCGACCGCTTGTCCACTGCCGTTCGCGCCCTGCGCGTTGAGGAGAATAAAATCAGATACAATTTGCATGGTGCCAACTTTCTTCCGCCGTGCTGGCGGTCAATTTATTGTGCAAAAATTCAGAGCCACGATGGCCCCTTGACGCCCTTGGGAATGCGCAGAATCAGCCGGACAACGAATTTAAAAATGATGTACGCCTTGAGCTTCATGCTCTCCACAAACAGCCAGCGGCAGGCACCGTGGAGTCTCACACTGAACGGCACGACCCAGCCAGTGACGACGTACACCGGGAGCGCGTCCGGGTGAATGAAATCCAGCGACACGCCAGAAGTCATCGCGTAGGTTTGATCCATCCACTGGCCAACCTGGATGTGGGCACCTTGGCGCCCTGGATCGCTGAGAATCGTTCCGCCGAGATCAATCGCGTGCGAACCACCCTTGACGGTGATCACTTGCCCACCAGCCGGCGCGACACCCAACGTCCCGAATTCACCGCGGAGCCTGATGTTCGTCGCGACATCAATATCCACCGCATTCTCGCGGAATTGTGGGAGCTTCACGCTCTCGCCGTGCACGTCGGAGACATGCGCGATCTTTAGCGGCGCGCTCATCGTCGTGTCTGGCGCGGTCGTGAGGTCGAGGCCGTCGAGGCATTCGCCCGCGGTGGCAACCTTCGTATAGGTGTCAATCGTTTCGGAGGCTGTGTTCATTCGAGTGTCGCGACTCTCCGAGTGCGAGGTTGTCAGTCAATTTATGGCTGCTTAATTCGGCAGCGATTTTTCGGCATCGGCAATCGCGATGGCGGCGGGCGCAACCGACACGACATTTGTTGAGCACCCGCTGAGCAGAAAGCCGAGGATCGCCGCGACAACCAACAGACCAACGCGCACGCTGCTATATTCGAACAGCGCCAGCACGGCCCGCGCGAAATGTTTCCCCGCGCATCCTGCGTGGTAAGCGGCCTGCTGTGCTGGCGTAAGCGTGCTCACGTCATTCCGACCTTTTGTTAATCGCGAACAACACCACGACAGCAGCCGCCGATGCGCCTGCAAAGCCAGTTACAGAGCCCGGGATTTCAAGGAGCTTTGAAGCCAAGCCCGAAAGCCAGAACCACAGCAGACCCGGTAGAATAATCGTGACAAACACGACCGATAAAAACGCGAGACGAGATGAGGAAACGTTGCCGGTTCCGTCGTCGATTGCTGAACGTAGCCAATCTGGGATGAGTTTCATAAATTCTTTATTGGTTTGCGTAGTCTAGGGAGTTGGCACTACCTTGCCGCGTCTCTTCCCCCACATGAAATCTCCCCTGTTTGCTTGCTTGTTCGCCGGGCTGTGCGCCTCGGCTTCGGCTTCCGGCTTCGACTGCTCGATACTCAGCCACATCACCTTCGATCAGCCGTGGCGCGACCTTGATAACTGGTACGCCTATATCGACACGGCGGGAGACGGCGCATACTCCGTGAGCACGTTCGACTCTCAGGGGTACAGCGGAACGCGGTGGGGGCAGCGAACGATACTGAGCGGGACGGCGGGCGATGGCGTGAACGCAGGAAGCGCCAGTGGCTCCGTAGAAATCTACACGATCTTCTGGTTTGATTTTGGCATCGAGGGAGGAGCCCTGAGCTTCACGCATCAACGGCTGGCTAACTACGCCTATGCTTTGGGAAATGCAGACGGCATGGCGTTCGATTCGATTCTGTTCGATGGTGTCGAGACCAACCGAACGAGCTTCGACGGCCTGCAATTCTGGCATTCCGTGCAGCTCACGACGCGCGTTGAGGGGTGGGCGGTTGAGAATAACGAGGCCAGCCATGTGCCGGACGGCGGATCGACCGTTGGGCTGCTTTTGATTGCGTTGTCTGGATTCGCGATTCATAGGGTTTTATGCCTAGTTCAGAATGTTCAGTTCTAACCCCTGTAAAAATGAAAATCAGAAATATAGTCGCGGGCCTCGGCCTGCTCGCTTCGGTGTTCGCGTGTTCGACCGCTTCGGCCCTTACTATGTGGCAGTCGCAAACAAGCACGATTGACCAGACCGCGTATATAACGGCTGTTTATGGAGCATTTGCCACCGACGATCTGAACTCGAACGGGGTAATTACCGCCGATGAAATATCGCAGCACGCTGACGTTCCTTACGGGGCAACGTTTGCGGGCGTCCGGATTTCGGGCGTAGGCGGCGCACCCGTCGAACTCACATGGGGCAATTTTCAATTGGTTCATGCGGTTTACAATTGGCGTTATGCAGTCGGCGACTTCACCGGCATTTTTGCGGGAGGTAGCATTGAGTGGTCGGGGGATGCCAGCGGAGGGCTGCTAACCGTAACCGCTGGCGGAAACGACCCAGTAGCATACGCCACAACCGGCTTTCTGATGCAGCCCATGCCCGACGCCGGGCAAACGGCGGGACTTATCGCCTTCGCTCTTGTGGGGCTCGGCTTGATACGTCGAAGGCTTTCGACGGCGTAACCTGAGAGGAAGAACTCTTGATTCCAAAACCGCCCTACTCGTAACCGAGTGGGGCTTTTCGTTCTGCGCTTACTTTGTTGTGCGGCGTGCATCAGTTGAAAAACAGAGCCCCGCGACGCAACCGTGCATGGACGGGTGTGCTTGGGGGCGCCTGAGTTGTCGCGCTGGCGTTTGCCGTGTAGCTGGAGTTTCCGAAGCTATTCACGGCGCGCACACGGTAATAGTACGTCGTCGAAGCCGACAGACTGGTGTCAGTGTAGGCCGTCGCGTTACTGGCTGTCGTGAAGATCAACGTCCAGCCCGTCGATCCGTCTAAGCTGCGCTCAATCTCGAACCCGGTTTCATCGGAGGACGTGTCAACCCACGTTAAATCAATAGACGATGTGGTGAAAGACGGAGCCGCGAGCGTGTTCGGTGCGGTCGGGGCAGAGCCGGTGCCCGGTGAATAGGCATAGGCCCCAATGTCCCAGCTTGTGCGCGTTGCTCCAGTGATGTCGGTCGTGAAGTAAGCGGATAGGTCTTGCCCGGCACCAATAAGTGGTGATCCAGCGGTCGGTCGGGCATCCCACGTTGAGGGGTTCCCCGAGGTACTGACTAATGCTGGATCAGCCCACAGGCTATTCAGGTCCACGCCGCGTTTAGTTTGCCAAGCCGCGAGGGTATTATATGTGGTGTCGTAAATTGCCCGAGCTGCATTACCTCCGTAGAACAAGTTATTGTCTGACGTGAAGTCGGTTATCTGATCGGCTTGAATAGTAACAACCACGTCAGCGAAGTTTCTAAAAAACGCATTGTTCCTAATATCAACCAATTGGTGCTGATTAACATTAGACTCTACCCCTAAACCACGGTTTGATCCTACGAAAGTATTATTCCATATTCGGACAACAGAAGCCATCCCGGGCGAGGCAAAACCCACGTCAATATACTCCGAATTGTGGTCGTCCAGAAAAAGACAGTTGTATATGTCCACGCTTGGACCTTGGCTGACATAAATTGATGCCGTTCCTCCATTGCTGGTCTGGTCGGAATAAAATTTCGAGTTACGAATGACGATATTATCCCACGTCGAGACGAGTCCCGTCGTCCTTAGAAAAATCCCGTCTTGGTGAGGCTTTTCCCCAAACCCCTGCCAATTAGGGCTATCAAACTCTTTGTAATCATGGAACGTGCAACCGTCAATTAATATGTTCCTAAACGTAGCTCCCGTAGTGTGGACCGCGATGTCGATTAACCAATGTACATAGTTGTGAAACGTGCATCCTAAAACCGATATGTCGGATATTGTTGCAGACGACTTAATTCCTACTGGATTAGCCATGCGTGTAAAATCACAGCCAGAAATGGTAATCCCAGTGTTGTTTTCCAGGGCAACCCCACTACCTGTAACGCTATTCCCGCCATCCATAGGAATTATGGGCTGCCACTGCCCAATTTCAGAAAATGTACAGTTGCTAATCGTGACGTTTGACCCACCTGACGCTAAATAGACTCCACCTCCACCCGGTGGAGTTATAACCGGTCTCCAGCCATAAACTGTACCTGTACCGGCAGCCGTAAGGTCGAACTGAGAGCCCCCGCTTAGGGTTGAAATAGTAAACTCTGTCGGAGAAATAACCGACTGGACATAGTACGGTTTTGCGCTTGTTCCAGAGCCGACTTCACGAGTCAAAGGGGTTGGAAAAGTCCCACCGCCGACGGTGAATTTCACGGTGTTTCCGACAGACAGCCCGTGCGCCGTTGCGGTCGCAAAGCTGTTGGCCGTTATGTCGATTGTGCACGCTTGTCCCGATGCCCAAATTGGGTCTGTTTCGGCATACCCACCGATATTGTAGTATGCAAAACCAGTGATAACAACATTGCTCTTTGCCGCGCCTCCGTCGGTGAACGCATTTGCGACAACGTTGTTTGACGTTATTACTGCCCTTGTACCCGCCCCCCACGTACTTCCGTCATAGGTAATAGGACTTGCGGCGCTTCCGCTGGAAAGTGTGAGCCCGGCCGAACCTACAACATAAGAAACGTCGTTCTTAAATTGTACTGTATCACCAGCTAAAAATGTCGTAGATGAAGCGAGACCTGTGGCTAGCGGGTCGCCATGACAGTGTTTCCAGGGCGTGGAGGTCGTAGTTCCGTTTGCGGAATCAGAACCGGTCGCGTAATCGACGTAGTATGTAGATGCCGAAACGGTCGCGAACGACAATAGGAATATAATTATGGCGCGCATTTTAATAGAGCAGGTAGTACGCATTAACGTTATTCCGAAGCGTTGCTTCATCAGCGCCTAGGGTCGTAAGCGAAGCGTTGAACCAAATGTCCTCGCTTACGTCTGCCAGCGGACTAAGCGTCGCACTCCCCAATCGTAATTCTGACGGGGCGTTATCTCCCGCTGTTCCAACAGTGGGGCTACCTGCGTTCACCTGAAGACTGTCATTTATTCCGGTCTCAAAATATGCGGTAACAACATATTGCGATCCTATGGAGTATGCCGTCGTGTTAGTGAGGTTTGCCCCAGACGAGATTAAGAAGGTGTTTCCAGTGTTTTGCTTGAGACCTGTCCGAATTGCACCACCTCCGCTCACAATCGAATCCAATGCGGTCGTTGAGTTGTTGGTCACGACCGCAAAGACAGTAATAGGAAGCGTTGGAGAGAGGGCCGCTGTAACAATCGTATCGTCTGTTCCGTCCAAACTGACTTTCGCGTGACCGTGCGCGTCCACAATCACCGTGCCCGCTGAGACGATCTTAGGCTGTGCAGTTGTGGTTGCTTGCGTTTGGTTTCTTCCATTTGTGGTTTGATCATACCGCGTCACGACAAAGCCGTCCGTTCCAGCGCAGAAAGCAGCAAGTGCAGTCGTGTCTAAGTCTTCACCTGAAAATCCGATGTCCTGTTCGGTGTTATCGCTCGCGCGCCGAACACGAATAGCTGAACCAGCATAGGCCGCGCGCAACTTGCGAAGACTATATGCCGCGTAAGCCGAGGTAGAGATTGCATCTAGCGCGTAAGTGGACGCGGATATTGTGTAAGCAGCCGATGCAACCGCGCTGTCTTCGTAATACGGCGGGCCATCAATATACCCCGTCGCCTGCACGGTCTGAGTCGTGCTGACGGTGATCGCTGAGGTGTAGTCAGACCCAGCCGAACGCGACGGAGTCGTCACACCATCGACCGAATATTTCTGTCCCGTCGCCGTGCCGTAGTCGATAGTCACAGTCTGCGCCGACGAGTAGGTGCCTGCGGGAGGGGAGAACGTGGGCGTCGGTACCGTGCCAGCTCCAACAATCGTCGGGGTCACGCCGCCGCCGAGTCCAGTGACAGTCGGCGTCCCGTTCGTGCCATCCGCAGCTAACCAATTCGTCGGCAGATTGCCGAGGTCCGCCGTGACCCACCATCCGCCCGTTCCTACCGGGACTGATCCTGCGACTACGCCGGCAATCTGAGTGTCAACATAAGCGGTGCTCGCTTTGGTATCTAATGCCGACTGAGTTGCGGTCGAAACAGGAAGTGATCCAGCCGTGACCTTCTTCTTCGCATTCAATGCCGCCGCATCTTCGATCACCAGTAGATCGCTCGTCGTTGGTGTCGTCTTGCTGGCAATACCGCTGATTTCGCCAGAGGCGTTGACGTGTATCGCATTGGTGTCAGTGCCGCCACCGCCACCCGCGCCTAGCTGCTGTAATGCCGCTTCGACGTTGTCGGTCGTGAAATAGCTGCCTGCATCGACGATGGGTAAGTCTGCTCCGGTTACAACCGTGTCGTCCAAGAACAGCGTTGAGCCGGCGTCTGGCGTCCAAACGCGAAACGTGTGATTCCCGACCGGGACGGCGATCGTCGTTGCGCCAAGGGCCGTCGTGCTGCCGTTGCGATAGACCGTGCCGCCTGCGGCAGAGATCGTGAGCGTGACCGGGACTGTTGCGCTAACCTGGACGACGCCGCCTCGGCCTGCGGTGTAGGCGCTATTCGCGATCGTCAGTGTCTTAGGGCTGCTGCTCCATGTCACAGGGTTGATCGGCCATGGAGCTGATCCAAGCGTGAGCGTGTCGCTGACAAGCAAGCTAACGGTGAGCGCGGGCGCCGCGCCGACGTCTGACAGCGTTACCGACACGTCTCCGCTGAGTGCGTGGCCGTTGACTGTGCGCGAGGTTGGCACACTGGCAGCCGCCGCCGCATTCGCCTTCGTGGTTGCGTCGGAAGCCGCGGTCGAGATCGCGTCGGCCTTCGCCGTGTCCACATAAGCAGTTGTCGCCGTTTTCTGAACCGTCTGACCAAAGAGCGGTAGCGCCAGCGTGAGAAAAACAAGGATACGTTTCATAGGGTTACATTCCAAAATTTACGGGGTAGGTTGAGCGGAGCGGATTCCACTTGGTCCCGTCGTGATATAGCTCGAACAGCGCGTCATCGCCCGACGCGTCGGTTTCGATCGAGTAAAGCGTGTCGCCGGTCGTGTTCTTAATCGTGATGATTACTCCAGCCGTCGCAGGGAGGCGGAACATCAATTCGAGTTTGTTTGCCGCCGCGCGCGTCGCCGATGTTTCATCATCGACCGTCAACAGAGCAGCCCCAGCCGCGAGTGAGACGGTGACGATTTCAAGATGCCGGTGGGCATTCGCATCTGCGATTACGGTCGCGTCTCCAGCCGCCCACGTCTGCACGTGGAATCCGTCGGGAACACTTCCAGCTGTAACTACGCCGACCGGAGTGCCATCGCTCGCCATGTTCACTTCGCAGAGCAGCTTGAACGGCTGCTGCGCGAACGTGTAGCGGGTCACGACGCCGGTTCCATCGGACGATGAAATTTCGACCTCGAAAAAAACAGTGATGTAGCGGTCGGACGAAACAGGAATGGAGTCCACCAGCGCCAGTATTTCGGTTGTGTTCAGGTTCAGCCGCGTCGTCGCAACGTCGGCCACGAGCGTGTACGCACCGGATACCGCCAGCAGAGCGCCATCGCTGGTGTACCGTCGCAAACCAACCCGCATCTCCGTTCCCGCCGGCAGAACGCTCCCCGTCACCTTTGTCGGGGTCGATCCCGTGGCCCCGGCGGTGAACACGATTTCGAGATCCATGATGTCCCCCGCATACAACTGCGCCATGAGGTTTGCTGGCACGGCGCCGTCGCCGAACGAGCGCGTGAGCACAGCTGTTGGGATGTCGATGGTGAAACGTGGGAGCATAGCGCGTCGGGATCAGTCCCTACTGCGCAAGCCAATGAATCCACGAAGCCTGTCGAGAAATACGCTGTTTATTCTTCCGTGATACCTAACTGAGAGCGTTCATGTGCGTGCCTTTGCTTTCTCAATCTTGCGTCCAATGCGGCGCTTCCGTTGGGCTTCCTCACCATCGCAGCAACTCCCGCAGAAGTGATACGGCGCGTGGCCGAAGTCTAGACACTCGCCCGCGCTCCATTCGTTATACCAGTCACCGCAAACCTCACACCGCTCAACGTGGTCAGTGACTTGCCAGTCTTGATTGCCGAGAAACCAGATCACCGTTGCGGCTTGCTCTGGCGTGAGCTTTGGCATGTGGGCTGGCACGATCACGTGCCCTTCCTGCACTTCACCCTGCAAGAAGCTAAACAGCTCCTCTGTGTTCTTTCTGTCGAGTTCGTTTTGGTCGGCTCTCATCGCCCCACCTCGTCGAGTAGTTGCGACGCTGCTGCCCGGCATCGGTCGAGCTCGCGCATGTGCACGAGCGTTGGCTTCGCGTCGTCCTCGACGATTCGAGCGGCAGCACTGGCGAGATTGCGCAGTGCCTCAGCCAGCTTAGACGCTAGTACACTGGCGGCATCATACGCGGCGGTCTGCTTCTGCCACTGATCTCTCCAGTACGCGACCGCTGGCACCGCGTCGTTTGCACTGCGCGCTTCGGTGATGATCGCTTCGAGTTCAGGCACCAACGCAATTGCCTCGGGCATGTTCACGTCGTCGGCGATCGCGCAGATATGCTCGGCGAGATTTTTCATTTTCGTTTCGGGTTCGGGTTTCGTTTCGGGAAATTTAGCCGACGGGTAAAGACCGCGCCGGCGGTTGGACTGTGATGGGTTTTATCTCATCGGAAGTGACTTGGAAATAGAGCTGCCCGCGCTGGCTGATCATACCGATCCGCACGAGCGCACCCATCAGGTTCTCGAACTGCGGGAGCGTGCATCCTTGCGACAAGAGCGCCGCGTAGAGCACACCGGCCGGAGCGCCGAAGGGACCGGCGGCTTTCACGCCTTCGATCACGGCATCACAGACCGCCTTCAGAGCGGCGTTTTGTTGGGGAGTAGGGTTCATGTCTTTTCGGGTTCGGTTCGGGTTGCTGACGGAGAATTTACCGCGGGCAGTAGCCGTGTTTTGACAGCGCCCGGCGCACTTCTTCGAGTGCGCCCATCATCTGATACGCCTCTTCTTTGTCGCAGGCGTTGTCGGTGTGTCTGAGTACCGTGTCGTAACCTACGCGCTTCAGGAATTGGGCGAGCGCATGGCGTTCGTCTTCGGTAAGGTCCGCGGTAAGGATAAGTGGATTTTCCATGGTAGTGTTCGGTTGGTCAGCTCTGCTTCTCTAACTTGAAATATCCACTCGGCGCCGCCTGAACCGCCAGCGAGGTGAAGAGCTCCAGCCCTTTCTTGCGTGAGTCACCGTGCAGACACCAATCGCGGATCTCCGGCATGATCTTCGGAACCGCGTACTGCAGCAGGTTGTTCTCTGCGATGATTTGAAGATGCTCGGCCATCAGCGCCGGACAGGCACCATCCGGACCGGTGAACCCATGCGCACGGTGTTCCTTGTCGCACTCAGCGAACCACGGCGTCGTTTGCGAATCCGGCGCGAGCCAGATGTATTTCATGTCGGTGATGACCTCGCCCAGCTTCTCGCCACGGGCGACGTTCTTCGGATCGACCGTGAACGTGTAGAGCTCGAACAGCGGTTGAATGTAGGCGTCAACGCGCTCGCGTTCGAGTTGGGCGAAGGCTTTGGCCATCGCGTACGCCTTCACGCAGGCCCAGAACGTCGGGTCTTTGGCGAAGGCTTTGAGCTTCGGGATAGTGAGCGGAGAGGACTTCGTTTCGGTGGTTGTCATTTCGGGTTCGGGTTCTAACTGGAACGATCTAAGAAGATCATAAAGGCCGGTTAGTGTAAAGATAAAAAAGAACTAAGTTTCGTCGTCCGCCACGCACTCGTCGTTAATTCGGGTTTAGGTTAAAACGCTCAGTAGCCTGCACGACGCAGTAGCGCCCATGCCGACTCGTCACCTGCTCCCCACGCTTTCTCTGCACTCCAGCCGTACTTCTGTCCAGTCGCCTGAACATGTGGCGACTCACGCAGCCGCTTTTCATCGGCCTCCTGCCTAGCGTCGTCGGCTTCGCGCTGCTTTGCTCGTTCGATCTGTCCAGCGATATCTTCGGGCATTTCTCGGAGGCCCACCAACCACGCATTTTTTTCAACGAAGCAGTTGCCGGGAAGGCGTTCGCGAAGTTCCGAGATCAAATCGCGCAGTCGCGCCCATGCATCCGGCCTCGTCTTCCAGTATTCAGTAAACCTCGCATGAAAGCGGGCGGGCGCATCATGCGCTTCGGAAGCCGGGAGCACAATGCTTTGGGACGGCATTGCGTTGTTTATTTCGCCGAGCGGCGAGTATTGATAGGTCAGAGACGGCGTGAAAATTTCCATGTTGGGTGGGCGGTTGAGGTTGAGACCTGCGAGGACGTGGTTAAACCCGCGCCATCTGGAGCGCAAGAGCTTCGACGGCCCAGGTCTCGCGCTTCGCTTCGTACGCGCGGATGTAGCAGCCACGGTCAGCGAGGTCGTTGGCCGTAACCCACATTTCGCCTCTCTCGTGCTGGAGGTACTTGCCATTGCTCAGGATCAGCGCGTTTCCCTCGGCTACGATCGTGACCGCGTTGCGGATCTCTTCGAAGTGCGGAGCGGCGTGGACCTCATCGACCTCGCGCGTGGTCTCCACACGGACGCTCTGACCCCAGTGGTAGTCGGTCTCGTCCGATTGCGCAGTGTGGAACGGCTTCGCGAACGCCTTCACCTTGGCCAAGTCAACCGAGGCATCGCGGACGGTGATCCGGAGCCCGGGATAGCCATCGGACGAGACTGTGACCTGCCGGGCATTGTAGCCGAGATTGGCTTTGATCAGCTGGCGGAGAGCTTCTGGCGTTACGCGTTCGCTGCTGGAGCGGGTAAGTGTTTCGGTTGTCATGTTCTATTCGGGTTCGGGTTAATCTGACTACCCAAATAGAAGAACAGAAATCCGTGTTAATGTAAAGAGGAAAAACAAATAAATCGAAAGTATTTTCGCCGGTCTTTTCAGCGACCAAGCTCCGGGTTCAGCTCGCACAGCCGTTCATACGCGCCTTTGTCCGCCGGGCACTCGACGTAATCGACGCTCCAGCTAAATCCGTTGTGAAACGTCTGCACTTTCTCATCGGTGAAGCAGCCGCGCTCCTCGCTCCATTTCGATTCCGAGCAGAGCACCGACGGCGTGACGTTGATCCTGCCAACGCATCCGAACATCACCGGCCGCGCCACGACGTAGCACCATGCCGCGCCGTTGTGCGTATCCGGCTTAGGATGGCCCTGGCTATACGCTGGCAGCCGCAGGTTCATCAGATGGCCTGCGCGTGGCCCGGCGGTGGGTAGGGCAGCGACGTGCAGCCATTCCTTGCCGTCGGGATCTCGCTTCAAAACAGCAGTGCCTTTGATCTCGTCGCTCATGTCCGCAGCACAGAGCCGTGGCCGAGTCGGTCAAACTTCTGACCAAACAAATCACTGCCGAGGCATCACGTCGAGGTACGGGCCTCCGGAGCCAGCGCCCGTCAGGTGGATCGAGTACGCGACGCGACCGTGCGGCTTCTGCGTCGGCCATCCGTCATGATAGTATTTATCGTCAACCTCACGATCGACGCACACGAAGCAGCCGCCCACCGCGTCCCGCATCGCCCGGACCAACGTCAGGGCATCGACCGCGAGCTCGGTCCACGGGATCGCTACGAGATCCATGTCTCGCGTGTTCGTGCCGTGCGTCGCCAGCGCGTAACCGTGGGCGCGTGCGACCTCTGAGAGCTGAGGGTAGAGCACCACATACGCCGCCGTTATCGACGCGGGTTTCACTCGTAGAACGATTCAGGAACGATCACCCCGCCGTGGTTGGGGTGAAATTCCAGCTCATCGACGCGCTGCGCATCTACCCCTGTTATGTTGCACGTGGGCCTCCCGTCGAACGTCGGAATACCTGGCTCTACCGCTTGGCAACCCACCACGCACACCGTCTTCACGACAGCCGACTCTTTGATTGCCTGCATGGTCCCCTGATCGACCGCCCGGCCGATCTCCGTTCGGGCGATCGTCGGAATGCGTGCACTTGCGATCTCCGGAATGGACGATCGAACTGCGTCCACCGTTTCACGGATCGTCAGGCCGTCGGCCATCGACTGCTGAATCACCCGGTTGAGGTTGGCCTTCGTGGTGTCGTTGATCCGCGTGACCTGCTGCGCAAGCGTGATCGACCGGCGGAGGATGATCGAACTAGCATCGTGCACCGCTTCCTCGCCGAGAAAAGTAACCGTTCGATCGTACGCCTTGGCTGCCACGCTCTGCACCGCCGGCTGGTAGTCCATCACGAGCTCGATGTCCGCATCAGCTCCGAGAACTTCCTCGATCGCTTGCCGCCAGAGTGCTTCGTGAGCGCCAAGGTGGATGTCGAGCTCTGCTGTCTTGGTCATCGGTACGTCAGCCGAGGCGTAGTGCGCCCGCTGTTCGAACCATGTGCATACCGCCTCGATCTTCTGCGTGAAAAAGTTATGCAAGATCCGCGAAAGGTTACGCTGACCGGCGATCATCAATTGCCGGCGGCTTCGGATCATGTCGCTGCGGATACGCGCGCGCTGAGCGTGCACCGCTTTCGCGCCGGCGTGGAGTGGAACTGACGACGTACGAAAGCACTTGAGCTGACGCGCGGCGTTCATTGGCCGGCGGCACGCGCAGGGCTCCGGAAGATTAAGCAACAACGGCATTGTCTTTGCCGGGCTTCGGCTTGCCGGCCGCAGGGCCGTTCGGATTATTCTGATCTTGCGGCGGGGCTCCCCCCGGGGGATTCGCGCTCGCATTAGAGCCCGCCCGTGCATCGTCCGGAGCGATGCCCGCGACCTCGATCGGCACGTGGATGTTCGAGATGAAATACTGATCCATGTATGGATCATTGATCGTCGGAAGGCCGCAGAACTTGCGTAGCTCATTCGGCGAACAGCCACCGCGGTCGAACAGCGGGCCATGATCCTTCATTACCTGCTCAACGTCGATCAGGCCGGAGAGCGAGAAGTCGAGCTTCAGGTCGGGACCGAACGATGGGATCAGCCCGTGCGGCGAGTTTATCGCATCGGTAAAAAGATTGAGGAGCGGCAGGCAGGTGTATTTTCGGAACTGGATGTCCTCGACGCGGGCCGTGGCGTAGTTGCTTGAGCCAAATCCAGCGACGGACAGCGGTACACCGTGGTTCAGGAAAATCTGCTCAACATTCACCTTCGCCTTTTCCATCTCCTGCATCTGCTGCGCGGTAATGCCCATCTGGAGTAGCGACCATTTGCCGTTCATCCAGGCGACTTTGCCGGAATTTTTAACGCCGGCATATTTATCGTTGAACGCCGCCTGCTGTTTTTCCCAGTCGGACTGCACGCCCTTAAACTCTTCTCGCACGAGAACAGCCGACGGCATGGCGCCGTTCTGCATGAACCGTTCGTTGTAGAGAGCGCGGTTGATGAAATCGTCGAAGACCGACTCGGCTTGTTCGATCTCACCCAAGCCCCAAATCTGACTACCTGCATTCGGGCGCTTGAAATGGATAATCTCGTCCGGCGTAAACTCCACCTCACCGCCGCTCACCCGGTAGCAGTATTTTGCCACGCGCATTGTCCTGTCGGGAATGATACGGATTAGGTGCGGGTAGAGGGCGAAGATGTTCTTCGGCTGTCCGTAGCCGTTCATCTCATCCTTAAACCAGAAGCAGTTGCCCGTGGATTTCATGTGCGCGACCCACAGATACAGCAGCTCGGAAATTGTGTCGTACGGGTTCGGGTTCTTCAGCAACCGCGCCAGTTCTGGATCCACCTTTACCTTTGCGCCGCGCTTTCTTTTGTCCGGGTCGCTTGAGACGAAACTCATGTCGGTCGAGAGCACGACGTTCGCCACGAGGTCGATCGCGCGAGCGGAGGCCCAGACCTGTTTCGTGCTGGCCTTGATGTAGGACGAAAAGCCGGCGAACTTATTCGTCGCGACGCCAGGGCCTAGCGACATGATGCCGCCGAACGATCCGTCACCTTCGTTATCATCGACTCCGAGTAGCATTTTCTGATCGTTAGATCGGAAAGCTCCAACCAAAGATTGGCGGTCAGCAATGAGCGCAGCCGCCTTGGCGGTCGGTGATCCAAAGAATCGCGGCATGGTAGTGTTCAGTTCAGTTCGGTTCAGCTCTGGCGTTCGCACGCTTAGAGAAACACCTCTGGCCGTCTAGCAATTCCCTTAACTTTCGCGCATGGGCACAAAAAAGCCGGCCCACCTCGGCGGACCGGCTCGAAACTATCTCAACGATCAACCTCGTTCGACACCGCGCGGCCCCGGGATCTTGCCGAGCAATCGGTGATAGTCCGTGACCTCGTTCTGGATCGCCTCGAACACCTTTGCCGAATCGTCGGGAGAGAGATTGGCTGTCTCCATGATTCGAAAGAAGCACGCGGCGTATCCAGCCATGAACATACGTTCACTCTCTTGTTTCTGAGTCTGGCTGATCGGGTGCATGTGCGGCTCCCAGACAGAGGCGCACAAAGATTTGAAAGCGTTTTGTGCGTTCATGGTGAGAGTTTGGTGAGTAGAGCCGCGTTCGCCTGCGCGTCGTGCAGCTCGCGCTCGGTGCGTGCGTGGAAGTAGCGGATGACCGCGTTTCGGTGATTCCAGAAAACACCCTCCAGCCGATCCAGCGACCCGCACGGACAGTCAAACACGTGTGACACGCCGTTGAAGTCGCCGACGCTGATCGAGCTGCTCGCGTTGTCCGGGATGTAGAGATCCGGCTTCGCCTTGCGATTCGCTTCGAGCGCTGCGAGCTCACCGTCATCCATGTTCTCGCCGGTCGCGACGTAGTGCTTGCGGCCACACTGGCACGTCGCGGTCGGTGATCCTCCCCAGCTAAGCATTGCTTCGAATTCTTTTGTCATAGGTCAGAGGGTTTCAGGTTGAACGCGATCAGGAATGGCCGGCAGTGGCATCCACGCTTCAGGCGGACTCACGCGCTGCTCACGCGTTCCCCGGGCACCGGTCGTTCGCCAATACGGCGCCGGCCTATTGGCATACTTGTCGTCATCCCATTCCGCGAGCTCGTGGTAGCCTTTGAATGGTGTTCGGACGAGCACGAGGATTCGTGTTCCATCCCTCGGCGCAGAGTCCATCGGTTGCCAAGGCGGAGGCAACGCGCAGGGCTTTTTCGCGAACAGAAAAGCGAACTCCGGCCGCGTGAAATGCTCGATGATCTTGGCCGCGACTAGACCGTGAGGATCTTTGGGGTCGAAGTGACTCACGTTGGCACCTCCAATCCGCCGGTCGCATGACACCAAACCCGGCTGTGCGCCATCAGCGCCTCGTCGTTCTTCTTAATCTGCTGCCACAGCCCCTCCGCCCCGGCCCTATGGACGCTGCGCAGGATCTCATTGTGCCGGGCGCGTATGATGTTGTCGCTCGCGCGTAGCGCCGTCTCCAACGCCTCGATTCGGGCATGCAGCGTCGCCAGTTCGGCGACGTCCGCCGTTCGCTCTTTGTCTTTGGCGATGATCACGCGGGCGGACATTGCCAAGCCGTGCGTGGCCTCGATCAACTCGCGTTCGATCTTCTCGGCGAAGTCGAGGCATTCATGCGCCCAAAGGGCAACGAGTGGGACGCGCGCCCGCAGCCCGTCTGTTCGTGGTGTGCCGCTCATGGCGTGGCCTTTCGCGCGGCGGAGATCGTCAAGCGAGCCACCTCGGTCGCGAGTTTGTCGGCACTGTGACACGCAACCTTGTACTGGCCCGCCCAACTTTCCGCGGCTTCGGTTGCCCGATCCGCCCGTGCTTTCTCTTCGGCGTATGCGTCGAGGCGTTGGGATGACCGCTCACCGATTTCCCTGATGAAGTCTTCGGTCGAGTAGTCGCCTTCCAGCACGCTATGGCGCTGTGCGAGATGGTAGAGACTGCTCAGCCGGCCATACGCCTCGGCCAGAGCGCCTCCGTTCCAGGCTCGTTTGTACGCCTCGACGAATTGGACCGCGCTCATGCGGTGTCCTTTTCGCTTCTCGTACGTAATGGGTTGTACTCCACGAAGCCGAGCAACGCATCGCCGGAAAAGGTATCCACGATCGACGCGGCGACCTTCCGTCCGGTCAGAGCCTCGCAAATTCCGTTGATCAGACCGATCGGGCGAAGGGAGAAACCTACACCGGCGTCATCCACATAGCGAACCTGAATGGTCGGATGATTCGCCAGTACTTCGTTACAAGAAACACCCTTGTTCAGCAGCTCCATCACCGCCCGCGAATCGGCTTTGCACGCCTCGTTGAGTACACGAAGGAACGAGTCAAACGTATCGGCAGCGGGTCGATTCCGTTCGATTTTCGCCGCGTCTTCTAGGTAGCGAATGCGACCGCGTTGGCGCTCGATCTTTGCCCGCAGTTCGTCGTTCACCTTCCGTTCGGTCTGCAACTTCACGTCGTAGATGGTGGACTCAGTAATGGCCAACGCCTGACGGTTGTTGGCAGCCTCGACCTGCATGGCGATGTGCTCTTCGAGTGAGCAGAGGTCACGGCGCCAGTCCTTCTCATCGTGCACGTAGCGGAATCGCTCACACAGCCGGGCGTGGAATGACTTGAACATGCCCAAAATAGCTTGGGCGTCGTTCTCTCGCTCGGCGGAACGTTGCATCATTGCGGCCACGTCCGCGAGTGGGAATGGCTCATATCCCTCCTTACATGAAGCGATCATCGGGCTCGTGATTCCGCACTTCTTATCCGCCAGCGGCGCGCCCGGTCCGGGCGCCACGACGTTGCAGCCGGTCAACTCCTTCAGCGCCGTCGCCCATTGGGCATGTTTTTGCGTCCCTCGGAAGTGCGCATGGTTGTCGCCGTAGGCTCGGCAGAGCGCGAATCCCATCTCCCATGCGAGGCGCAGGAGATCCTCGTTAACGATACGCGCGGGCACCACGTCCGCAACCGCAGGTTCGCCGGCGGGACAAACGCGAAGCATATCCGCATGCGTCCGCAGCCGCCGCGGGCAGCCGTAGAGCACGAGCGCTCGGATCGCCAGCGCCGCACACTTGCGCAGCTCGTGGAGCGCCCTGTCGCCGGAGTGATACACATACGCGCCACGCGCGATCATCACCTGATCTTCGAGCGTCAGGATTTGGCCCTGCACTCCGTTGTCTTTGGCATCGGCGCGGCTCGTTCCGGCCATGCGGTTCTGGTGGGCGAGCTCTTCGTTCAGAGCTTCGATGACGCTGGGCGTCAGTTGTACGTTCACAGTGTCCATAATCAGTTCGGGTTCAATTCGGGTTAACCAACACCAACAGGAAACCGAACGAGATCAGAGGACGCGCTAAATGTAAAGATAGAATGCGAGCACGAACAAATATCGTGTATGTAATTCCGTGCGGTGGCGCCCTGCCATTTTTCTCCTATGAAGCCGCAAAACGCATGATTTCATAACTAACGAATCACGCCATGAGCAGCACGTCATCATTCGACGCCATTTCCCACAACACCGTCACCGCGTCCACTTGGTCATCGTGCGTGCAGTTCGGGAACTGGCGGAGTTCGTCGAGGAAATCCTGATTCCACAGCCCCTCGACGATAAACAAATTGTCGGCCGCGATCGTCGCCAGCCACGGCAGAGCACGCGTCTGCTTGTCCGCCGCCGGACGGTAGTCCTGCACGATCGCACGGCCAACCAGCGTTTCACGCAACTCCTGCGCTGCCACTTCCCAGCCTCTCACCGCCTCGATGCCAACACGTCCAACATTGTCCACGTTCACCGCGTAGTTCGTAATGGTCTTCTTTTGGTCGGGCCACGCGCGTTTGTCCCGGTCGATGTGAACGATGTAGAGCTGCCTGAGCTCGACTTCTTCGCCGTTGTCCAGCTTGCGTTTCACCGTCCGAACACCGCCGTACACACCCACCGAGTAATCGGCCGCGGTCTTGATACTGATCGCCAAATCCCATCCGCGCATCAGCTCCATGTCCGCCGGCACTTCGCTGCGCTTGATCTTCCGGACCCTGTTCACGTCGCACAAATTGCCGTCCGGTGGGTTCGGCCGCTGCTGGTACTGCGCATTCCACTCGAATGGTCCAACGATCAGCCGGCGTGCCTGTAGCTTGCCAACCGTCCAACGCTCCGGCCACAACGCCTCACCGGCCTTGCGGTGCATCGGGTCGGTCTCCGGGTTCTCGCAGATTGCCTCCATGTTCACGAGCTCGAACACCTCTTCAGGGAAACCCGCATCCTCCAGCTCCTTCACGCGCTTCGGATCTTTCAGCCGGCCGATCAAATCGTCTTCGTGCCAACGCGTCTGGATCACGATCACCACGCCGTCAGGGCTCAGACGGTTGACCACCGTGCCAGTGAACCAATTCCACACCTCGTCGCGCCGCGCCTGACTGTTCGCCTCTGCGCGATTCTTGATCGGGTCGTCGATTATGAAGCAATTATGAGTGAGGATTCCATTAGCGAAGAAGTTCTCAGTTCCTTCAACCTGAAGATTGAACACATCGGTGTCGCGGTATATTCGCTCAACCATGGCCACAGAATCACTGACCGTTTGGATTTCTGAGCAGCATGGAATTGCGTGTGACATTTCAGACAGAGCGTCACGAGGTTCGTTGGTCTGTGATCCGTCGGATCTAGATTGTTCGAGCAGTAGAATTCCATTAGCCCTCGCTTCAGATGCTTGTGCATCTCGTGCGGTTTTCTTGTCATCGGTTTTCGGCATCGCGAGCACGAGACGATCACCGGGGGCAAGTTCCATCGCCCGCGTGTATTCTTTTCCCGTGAAGAAAGGATGCTCTCCCGTAGCCTCAACCACTCGTCCAGAGGCAGTGCTAATTCTATAGATGGTCGCAGCTCGTCGAAAAGCAGTTGCTCTAACACGCCTCCAACACAGTCCTTCGGGTTCATGACTATATGATAACACATAAACGTCGCGTTGCGATATGTTTATATCCGAAATTGGGATGTTACCCTCGCTCGTTGTAATGAGCGTATCTGGTGTTAAACAATCTGCGCCTCTTCCGACACCGCCACCGCCGACGCCGGTCGCGAAGTACGCGCCGCCGTGAACCGTGCGCCAGAGCTTCGTCGTGTCGTGCGTTACGTCGATGACCTGCTCAGGAAAGAATCGCCGGCACCGTGCGCTGTTGAGCACGGCCTTGGTCTGGATCGAAAACTCTTCCGAGAGCTCAGCCGTGTAGCCGGCCTGGATGATTTCAAGCGCCATCTTCCGCGCGGCGGATTTGATATGTGCCCACGCAGGGAACATGACCGAAGTCGTGCGCGACTTGCCGTGACGCGGAGGAAACGAAATCGCCAGCCGCTTGATCTTTCCCGTGTAGCAGTCTTCCAGCTTCCGGCTCAGCAGCTCGTGACACGCGCCCGCGCGATACTTCGGATCGACCAATTCGGAGAATGCCGCCAGCGAATTGAGCGCCCCGTCCTTTAGCAGAAACTCCTGCTCACGCTGGAGCGTCTGCGGGTCGGTTGCGCTGGATACGCTCATAGTGTCGTTTCAAAAGATCGTCCTTCTCTATGTCGGTCATCCCGGTCGTATCCGTGGTCTCGGTCTGGATCGGCGCACCGTTCGGGCCGGAGTGCTCCGCCTTCACGAAGTTGCGCTGCCCCCACTTGTCCGGGTTCTTCCGCTCAAGGCGCCACGCCGCGGCCTGCCAGCTTTTGACGCTGGCTTTCTTGATCGTCACCACGTCGGACAGGTCCGCTTGTTCGCCGGCCTGGACCAGGTCGAGGACTCCCAGAGCGCATACGAGCGAGGCCCTGCCGCTAG